CTGAGCTTCCCTCAGAACAACGAAAACCTTTACTAGTGAGCAATTCTAGGCTTACGCAAAACAAAATGAATCTCAAATTCATACTTCGACTCGCACGAAATGTGCTACCGCATAGATTTGAATTTACACTTCCAGACGAAGTGATAAGTCACCGTAATCAGATTGTGATTAAGGCGATGTCTCAAAACTATTCGAAAGAAGAGATTACCCAAGTTTTATCAAACAGAAGATCAGACTTCAGTGATAAGGCAGTAATCGACGATTTTTTAAGTACTGAACAACCGTTCAAGAAAATTCCTATTGACGATGATTTTAACCTAGCAGTTAAATACACCGCTGAGAGTTTTCAACCACCTGAACTTTTGTACCCAGTAGCTTTCCCTGATTTAAGATACTACCCATGGAATCTAGTCCCTAGTGCTGAAGCACCTTGGAACCTGAACAGTTTTAAATTTATACCATTTGAAACCTCCTATGATTGGAAAAACCCAATCTGGCATAGTATAAAGAAAGTATTTTCAAAATACTGGACCGTCAGAGAATGGCTTAGATATAAGCAGAAACTCGGAATAGTCAAAGATGATACACCTAACTTTCATAATTTATACAACGAATTGTTTGTATATAACAGAACACTTGTCCATCAAATAAAATATGGATTCTCAAAGTTCTGGGAGAGTGATGGTACCCCCAAAACTTACTTTTGGAATACTCTACATGCTAGGTCGCATGTTGTTGCAAAAGATGAACCTGATAAAATTCGAGCAGTCTTCGGACCACCCAAAGTCCTGTTGATGATTGAAAACATGTTTATCTGGCAGTTACAACGAACCTACTTGAATGACGAGTATGGCCGAATGTTATGGGGCAGAGAAATGATGAAAGGCGGCTGGCGCAAACTTTGGAACGAAATTATGCAAAATGGAACACCCAACACTTATTTAAGTATTGATTGGTCTAAATTTGATAAACGAATGTTATTCGAATTAATTGACATAGTTCACAAGATATGGAGAACATATTTTGATTTCACTAAGTATCAACCAACGTCATTTTATCCAAATGCAAAACCAAAAGATCCTGAAACGATCGAGAGGTTATGGACATGGATGTGTTACAGCATCAAGTTCAACCCTATCCTTCTACCAGATGGACGACTGTTTCAATGGACTTACAATGGTTTTGGATCCGGATATCAACAAACACAGTTGATGGATTCGATGGTCAATATGATAATGATTGTTACATGCCTTAAGGCATTAGGAATTAATATTAGATCAGAGAACTTCTGGATACGAATACAAGGAGATGATTCACTTATCTCGTTCTTTGAACGAGTATATGACATCTACGGACCAAATTTCTTAGCAATGTTACGCGAAACCGCACTACATTATTTCAACACTGAAATTAGCACAAAGAAATCAATGATATCAAACAAACTCAGTCACATGAGTGTGCTTGGATATTTCAATGATAATGGTCTACCTTACCGAACAGACGAAGATCTTCTTCGCCACTTGTTCTTCCCTGAACATGCACAAGACTGGACACGCCTAGCGGCCTCAGCACTTGGATTAGATTTAGCATCCACTGGATGTTCTAAACGATTCGATAGTACATGTAAACATATATGGAATGAATTAGTTGTTAAGAAAGGAGTCAAACCTCACTTCCGTGCCCTTAAATGGATGGAACGAGCTGGAATGATCGAACGATCAGAATCTCTACACGACGTAGACTTCCCAACTCTCATCGCATTACGAGCAGAAGTTTGGTACCCCCCCAAACGAGATGAATCCGCAAAGCAACGACTTTGGCCCACAAGGCCAGGCTCAGCTGGAAGATTTCATTTTATTACTAGCGTTTAAAATTAGACGTGGAGTTCCTTCAAAGAAAGGAAAAAAAAAAAATTTAAAAAAAAATAAAAC